GAAATCACTCAGCATCTTCGCGCCGCAGGTGACTTTGCTAGAGCGCATGGTCATCGTCTAACTACTCATCCTGGACCATTCCACATACTAGGTTCTCCCCGTGACGAAGTGGTTGAGAATAGTATCATTGGTTTAGAACGACATTCTGAGATGTTTGATCTTATGGGTTATGCACCAAGCTTTGAAAACAAGATCAATATTCATATTGGTTCTGCATATGGCGATAAGTCCACTACTATCCAACGTTGGATCAAGAATTGGCATCGTTTGTCTGATTCGCTCAAGCAACGTTTAGTTATCGAGAATGACGACAAGGCATCTTTGTATTCTGTGCGTGAATTGTATGAGATGGTGCACAGTGAAATTGGTATTCCTATCACGTTTGACTATTGGCATCACACTTTCAATACTGGTGACTTATCCGAGCAAGAGGCTTTCTTTATGGCTCGCGAAACATGGGAGCGTCATGGTGTTACTCAGTGCACTCATTATTCTGAGTCACGCAGACAAGAATATCAACGACTCATCGAAGGTATCTGTAATAAGCATAATATTGCAATGGAGGATCTAGACAAATGGCCTACCTTTCAGAAAGAATACAAGGCTTTCAGCAAAATCAAAGAGCAAGCTCATTCCGATTATATCACGCAGCTTCCTGACACATATGGTGTAGCAGATCTAGATTGCGTGGTTGAGGCAAAGGCCAAAGAATTAGCTATTCAGAATGTCGGCTATGATCAATGGTCGGGCAAAATGATGACCGGAATTCTGCAAGGATAATATTTATATTAAATAATAAAAAGGTTTATAAATGGCACATTATCGTTATAAAACAACGGTTACAGACAACTTGGAAGAAGCATATGACATCGTTAAAAATGTTGGTAAAATGCTTCAAGAAGGAAAAATTGACAAACAGTCAACACTAACAAATTTAGCAAAAGCTCTAAAAAAGATTGAAGCTGCTAAATATTATGTAGACAGAGAATAAGAAAGGAAAACAATGTTAAAAGTAATTAATGCACCATGGTTTCGTTCTGCATTAGCCGGATTAGTAGGAGTAGCGCTTCTAGTTAAATCTGCACCTCTTTATGCAGGTATTGCATTTGGAGTAGCAGTTCGAGAATTGTTGTTGCAATTCAAAACAAAATAATTAATAATCCATGAAGCGAATATTTCCATATACCGTGTTATTAGCTTCATTAGCACTGGCAGGTACCGCAGCGTATTACAGTGTATTCGGATTAAGTAAACTATTTTCTGCTCAAGCAACTGCCGTGATTATTATGGCGTCAATATTAGAGGCGTCAAAATTAATCACGGCATCTTACTTGCATAGGTATTGGACATCGATAACCGTTTTAATGCGAGTATATTTAACTTCAGCATTGTTAGTGTTAATGGCAATTACATCGATTGGTATTTATGGATTTCTTGTTTCGGCTTATCAGGAAACTGCATATAAACTTCAAAATGTAGAACAAGTGGTTTCCGTATTAGATCTAAAAAGAACCCGATTTCAAGAACAATTAACTGCAGTTCAAACCGAACGAGAATCATTGAACCAGAATATAACAGAATTAACTTCCGGGCTAGCAAACAATGTTATTCAGTATCGAGACAGAGAAGGTAATTTAATAACCACTACTTCTTCAGCAACCCGTAAAGCATTGCAAGCTCAGTTGGATCAAACAGTAGAAAGAAGAGATTTACTTTCTGACAGAGAATTGTCATTAACGGATTCTGTTACTGTTATTGATACTAAAATATTAACTTTACAAACCGAATCAGACGTGACAGCTGAAATAGGTCCTTTGAAATATGTGGCTTCTATCACCGGCCAAGAAACAGATCAAGTAGTTAATTGGTTTATTTTATTGTTTATATTTGTATTTGACCCATTAGCTGTGATATTGCTGATATCAGCTAATAAAGCATTAGGCAAAGGTGATCAGACGGAGAGTAAAGCCAAGCGGGTTAAAGCCCCAACGCCAGACCCTGAGCCTAATGCTAATTTAACTGAAGATCATCTTCCAGTAATTGTTGATGCACAGGCTGAATTGGAAGCTGAGATGAATCAGCAAGTCAAAGAAACTGCGGACAACATAGATTTGAAACAAACAGATCCAGATGATGTTCGATCGGTATATAAAGAATTTATGAACGATCAATCAACATCAGAACCAATAAAAAAAGAAACACCACAAACAAAATATCCTAGAGTTATATCATGAAAAAACGAGTAAAATCAAATGAAACTATTGCATGCAAATATTGCGGCGTTGAAGTTAAGAAGGTATACGATACAGTGGTATCGGCTATATGTTGGAGATGCACTCATAAATTAGCTGACGGCGAAGAATTGGAAATTCGCAAATAAATTCTTATTTTAAAATAAAATAGTTATGTTAGAAGCTGAGAAAATCAAATCAAACTGGGAACAGTTTAATCTATTAATCGATCAACAATTTCCTACCAGAGCAAAAGAATTGCATAACATGTATGCAGATTTCGAAGACCGTATTGCATTGATGCCGGCTTCTTCGATGGCTCACTTTCACAATGCATTTGCCGGAGGATACATTGACCATGTACTTCGAGTAATTAAATGTGCTGGTATTTTATATGATACATGGAAAGCTACTGGTGCAGATATGTCAGGATATACAAGAGAAGAATTGATGTTTGCTGCAATGCATCATGATTTAGGTAAAGTAGGATTCCCGGGAGAAGGAAACGAAGTATATCAAGTTGAAACATCGGATTGGCATCGTAAAAACCAAAACAAGATGTACAAACACAATGAAAATATTCCTTTTACAATGGTACCAGATCTTTCAATTTGGTTGTTACAGGAATATGATGTTAAAATGTCTTGGAATGAATATCAAGCAATTAAAATTCATGATGGAATGTATGACGAAGCTAATAAGCCATATTTCGTTGCTCGCTCAGCTCAAGCAAAATTAAAAACGAATTTACCTATCATATTGCACCATGCAGATCATATGGCAGCTCAGATTGAATTCGAACAATGGAGAAATGAAAAGAGTTCTTCTCCTAAGCCAGTTGTTTCTAAAACAAAAACATCTAAAAGCAACGGATTAAAAAACTTGGCTGAAAATAATCCAGGAATTGACAAATCAATTAGCGACATTTTTAGCACATTTAAAGAAGGATAAACATGTTATTGACATTTATTATATTATTTATATTCGCACTTGTAGGCTTAATCTATTTCTTGTATAGAGCTTATATATTAGCCGGCTTGTTAGCTGACACTCAAGATTTTTATGAAACCGTTGAACTGAGTAATCAATACATGTATGATAAAATTGTATTGGCACATCGTGAAATGCAACGCATTGACAGATTAGGAGCATTTGAAAAAGATGATGAAGCTGGAACAACATTTCAATTATTAAAACAAGTTATAGAAGATTTAAAGGAAGAATTCGATGGGCAGGAAACGGAAGAAGAGTAATAATTATTTTACTTCAATTACACAGGCAGCAATTGTAGCATATAATAAAACTGATCGTCCGGTATTACGAGAAAAAATATATCGACGATTCATTTTCCCAGCATTTATGAAACTGTCTGAAAATTTAATTAATAAAATGAAGCCAGATTATATCGATTCTACATTTTTAGATTTGCAAAGTGATCTAGTAACATATCTTACAGAACGATTAAACAAATTTAATCCGGAGTCTGGAAAAGCTTATTCTTATTATACTAGAACTTCATGGAATTATTTAATTGCTGAAAATCAAAAAGGTTATAAAAAAATAAAAGGTAAAACCGACGAAATTAATTTAGATGAAGATCGAAATGTATTAAATGAATTGCATAATGATGAAATGCAAGAGAATATTAGATACTTCATGGATGAATATGTTGAATATTGTTATACCAATTTAAACTATTTATTTTCTAATACTACTGATATTCACGTTGCGGACTGCATTTTGCATTTTTTCGAAAATCGAATTAATATTGAAGATTATAACAAAAAAGCATTGTATATTTTAATACGAGAAAGAGCTGGTCTAGATCCGTCTCAGACTAACAATCTAACACGT